CAACACAATTATCTCCAAATTGGATTTCTATAATCTTCAATGGGGAATCCGTTTCATTAGCTAATTGATGCCATTCATTTTTAGCAATACTAATTGTAGCCGTATTTTCATATTTTCCTCGTAATACAACTTCATCATGATATATAGTATACACCTTTGCCTGACCTTCAGAAACAAACCATAATTCTGATCTATCCTGATGCCTTTGCATGCTTAATTTTTTCCACGGATCAACAGTAAGTTCTTTTAACTTAATTTCCTTACCTTGTTCATGTAGTACTCTATAATATCCCCATTGTCTTTCGGTTTTAGGTGCTTTCCATTCTTCAAGAATCCAGGAACTGGAATTCATTTTGTTTTCACCCCCAACACCAAATACAAATTCTAAATTGGGATCTACAATATCCATTTCAGGTATATTATCCTTAGTACGATCTCCGCCATTTGCAAAAATAAATTTCGTATTAGGCATGGGATAATGTAACATTGCTACACGAATTGCATCTTTAGCAGAACCATCCCTATCATCAAAAGTAATAACTTTATCAACTAAACTAGATTGCTCTAATATGGATAATCGATCTTCCAATTGCATAAATGGCCTGCCTTTTTTTCTAGCCAACCATTCATCGGAATTAACACCTATAACTAGCCTGTCGCCTAGTTGTTTGGCTGCTTTAAAATATTCAATATGCCCTTTATGCAAAGGATCGAATCCACCTGTAACTATAACTACTTTCATTAACGCCTCATGCTTGAAATAGATTTTGCTTCTTCATCTGTAAATATTGGAACCGCATTAGATTTGTGCATAGTACCAATTCCCAACATCTTTGTCCCTGTATATTGAGGAATAGCTTTACTTGCTACTGCTCCAGTATGCCCCGTGTCTAAACTTTTAATATGCGTATTAGTAATCCTACCCGCAGGAACAGATAACGAATACTGCAAAGATTCTTGTTTTGTTTTTTGTATTTTATTGGTGCCATAATCATTAACCATTTTTTCCCATTGGGCGGTTAATTCTCGATGACGTTTTGCTTCTTCGGCGTTACGAAACTTTTGTTTTTCTCGTTTTTTGCCTAAAGATGATAACCAAGGACCCTCAAGATGCATACTCATAGTAACTCCATTAATATAAATTAATTATAACACCTTTTTCACTTCTTGTCAAATGCTCTGTATTGATGATTCAAAAATAAACGACTATCATGTACAGGATCGGGAGGCAGTGCCCCTAGTTCTGACCATTTTTCTTTTTCTTCTTGTTCTGGTTTATCTTTGAACCAGGTCAGGACGCGTTCAAAGACGTATCCTTTTTTGGTTTAGTTGCCTCAACCTTTTTCTTTTCTGGTAGTAATCCTGGGAATGCTTCTCGTACAAGTTCTTCTTTCAAAGACTTGTATTTGGTTTGTAACTTTTTGTCTTTAGCTAAACAAACTGCCTCAGCCTCAGTCCAATGTATTCCTTCTAACATTTGCACAAACAACTGTTCTTTTCTAAACCTAGTTAGATTAACATTTGGTTCAAGCCAAATATACATACGTCTAAATTCTGCAAATAAATTAGTTTCAGAATATCCCGCAGGAATCGATGTATCTTTCTTGAATGTCGGTTCGCCTTCAGGCAAATTCATTTTTACATTTGGATCAAAATTAATTTGTAGCATACCTTTTAAAATTGGGTGGTCGTACGCTCTTAATACTTTAATTTTATTTTCTTTATTTGATGCTTTTTCAACTTCATCAAATATTTGTGGTATTGTAGTTTTCATTTTAAAATTCCTCTATTACTTCTAGCATATTTTTCATTTTATGTTCAACAAAAAAGTCCAACAACTTACTTTTATCCTTCATTGGCTTTTCTTCATAGGTATTTATAATTGATTCTTTAATATGTGCAGGAATAGAATCAAAACTAACCAATATTTTGTTTCTTTCATAATTACGTTTAAATTCTGCATCCTGTGGCATAGTATCAAAGTCTTTATACCAAGTATCAATTTTATCTTGACGTATTGGCTTTTGCCTTGTACCTGTTACTATACTATCATCTGCAGATAATACATTGGGAACACCATCACCTTTATCGCCCCGAATAATATGCTCAAAACTATATTTTTCTGGACTAATGTCAGATTTAACATACTTTTTCTGTGTAGGTGAAAATTGTTTTATATTCTCATACTTTTGTAATTGAATAAAATCATGGTCCCCTGAAAGTACAAGAAATGGTTTGGGTTCATCAAATAGCACACTACTAGTATCATTAGTCTGTGACCATTCTGCCAAAACAGCAATAATATCATCTGCTTCTGCACCTGGCACATTCATAACTTTGTATGGAAAGAATACTTCAATTTCACTTCTAATAAGATTTATTGCCTCAAAAATTGTTTTCCAATCGAATCCAGATTCTTCTCTAGCTTTTTTGCGTCCTGCCTTATAGTATTGAAAATACTCTCGACGCCAGTATGTTTGATTGTCGCATGCGATAACAATCTCACCATATTCTTTACCAAATTTTTGTTTGTATCCTCGAATAGAATTTAAAATCATATGCCTCAACAACGGCACTTGAATTTCAATATCATTTCGACCACCTACTTCTGCCATTAGATTTGAAATGGCGGTTTGATTAAAATCAACTACTATCATGATATACCTTTAATTATTCTTTACCGTTGTTAAAACTTTTCCATCTTTGTAGATGTTTATGATATAACTTACAACACCCGAGTTACTTAAAACTCCCTCAAGATATTTTGCAGCTTCATTTGCACTAGTATAAGTTGTTCCTAAGTTGTAATACTTAGTATCACCATTTATATTTACATATGCTTCGTAAGGAGATGCTACAGCAGCAAGGTTATTAATTGCGGTTAAATTTACTGGGGGAGTTACAGGAGTAACAACTGCACTCGTCACCACTTCGACAATACCATTAGAATCCACATACGCATTACCCGATGCTTGATTTTGCATAACAGTTACATATCCAGCCACTGCAGTTTTAATGCTCGGTTTTAAAGTTAAATCCAAAATTTCTCCAGAACACCCTGATAATAAATTATAAACTATTTGTGTCACCTGTGCAGTAACTGCATTTCGTATTGCGGCTTTATTGAGTGCATTATTAAATGAGGATATAAAATTTTGTATTGTGTTATTAAAAGTATTAAGTGCAACTGAATAATCAGAAAATCCTGTTGCATTCTGTATTTGTAATCTCATAGCTGCAACAAGATCGCCTTGTTTGATAGAAGAAATTAAGGATTTTAAATCTATATCTGGTACAGAATCATTGGGGGTACAACCCGAACCAAGAAGATCTTGTAAAGAACAACCGCCACCCGCTTCTGATCCAGATAAGGTGGCTACTCCTGATAAAATATCAGTATTTGTTTTATATGTTTGTAGTCTACCTTTAGTAGTATTCAAATTACTTTTTTCGTTACTTAACGATGTCAATTCATCAGTGAAATTTGTAAAGGGTGCAGTAGGTGTAAGATTTGGTAATATGTTAGGTGTAGAAATATGCGTGTTTATGTCCTGTGTACGGATATCTATTCTCGCAATTCTAACTTCTATAGTATCTATGGTCCCATCCAATATAGTACCCATTGGATTTTGATATAATTGCCCAGCAACTCTTTCCATTGTTTCTTGAGCAGTTGCAACTGCACCGGATGCTGTATTAATTGCATTTGTAATGGTGTTTATAACGTTTTTAACCTCAGTCAATCCAGATGGTATTACACCTGTTCCTGTAGTTATCTGTCTCGCTCCTTGACTTAGCTGCGTATATACTTGTTGTAATGGATTGCCCCCAATTTGGGATAATACTATTTTAATTAGTTGACAATAACTTAAACTTATTCCTGCCATATGGTTACCTCGTAATTTTTAGGATGATTGTATCTATATTTATCCTACCATTCACGGCCTGTTCCTTAGATTTAATATTGTCCAAGAAAGTTCTCAATTTAACTTTACCAGATGCCATCAAATCCTTAATTTGCTCTTCGGGTTTGCGCAAAGTCTTTTGTTTGGATTTTTCCGGAGACCAGTTCTGCAAAGTTGTGCCTTTAACAGTCATTCCTTTTGTGGACTCGGATGTATATACTGCAAGTTTGCGAGTTTTGGTGTTAAATAGCCATACTTGTTCTGCACCTACAAGATCAAAAGCTTTTACAGATGTAATACCTAATTCATCATCTTTAAGTTTATATTTCAAACTCTTAATTTGTGCAATTGCAGGTTTTTCTCTAGTTGCCCTTGGCTTACGATTTGCTTTCTTAAACTGTCCATATTTGTCGCAATCGTCAATGAAGGATTCAAACATTTTTACAATCTTTGTAATCTTTCTTTTTGGAAAATTTGAATATCCCTCAACAACTTGAGAGTCTTTTGATTCTGCAACCTCTTGCCACTGACTAAGTTTCTTTTCTGCCCATACTTTAACATCTGAAGTATACGGTGCAGGAATTTGATTACCTTTTAAATGATTATAAAGATTAAATTCTGCATCTTTTACACAAAAGTCATCAACCGCGCCTTCAAGCTCACCAATATACTCAGATGCTTTTTCTTTCATGGCATCTTGTATGGAAACTCGTTTAACTGTAGATGTTGCTACTGCAACTTTAACTACTGTTTCTTTTGCTAACAATCTTGCTTTACCTAATTCAATTAAGTCGGTTAAATTCTTATCGAATGCCAGGCGATGTTGGTCGGACACTACGGCACCTTGAAGTAACATACGAGACATCCAGCCATAGGTAATGTGAACATCTTTTTCCTCAACCTCTGCAAAATATTTTACATCTGCCGGTCGATTCTTTTTAACATACTGAACATAATATTTGTAGGAATCTGCACGAGTTTTTTCTGCACTATACCAATTATTAATTCTCATTAATGTGATAGTATAATTTTCAGACGTAGGATCAAGTTTAGAAACCAAAGGTTCTGAATTTATAATCTTACTTGCATCATGTTCACGTTTTGTTGCCATTTATGCTCCAAGGGTAAAATTAATTTGATTAATTGAATCATACCTGCAAGAACGCCATTCGTTCTTTTCAAGATCGAACACAGAAATGACGTCATCATTGTCTTTTCGGACACGATCCGTCTTCTTTTCGATTAGGGGTAGTTTAGATTCAATTAAGGTACACTTCATTTCCCTTATTGTATCATCTTTCTTCCGAAAAGTCAAGCAAACAGTTTCCGTTTTTAACAGACCCTGTAGCCATTCTCGAAATATTTTTTGTTCTTCTGGACTAGTGGTTTTATACCAATCCTTGGATATCGTATTCATCTTGTACAGCCTTCAAAATAGTTTCAACTCTGTTATCTACATGGTAATTATAACATACTTTGTCGTGTCTGTCAAGTATTCCAGAAATACCCCTTTCGTCAAAAAGGTTATTGGCTTTTTCCGTCAAAACTGTTGGATTTTGAACATCTTCATAATCATAAAATAAGACATGCTCCCAAATATCCACAACATCTTTATGGTATTTTATTGAACGGGGAATAATTGGTATACCGCCCGTTGCTAAAGCATCAAAAATTCGAATTGGAGCATCGTTAAGAACTGGGACGATCCAATGTGCTTTATGACTACACCATTCTGTAAATCTTTCAAGCATATCTTTACTGTGATATGACCCATCCACAAGTTTTACTTCAGATAACTTACGATTTAATGTTTGTACTGTTTTTTGTCTAATTGGAAACTGGGGATATTCAATATGATGACCTAAAGGTTCATTAGATCTTACTGTATTTTTAATTATATCAAAATTATCCTTTAAATATTCTCGAGTCCATTGAATAACACCCGAAGTAACAGGACCTGCCATGATATTATTATATCTTGACAATGCTTCCAAATTATCTGCGTGAGTTGGAACATACAAATCACAAATAGCAGCCAGCATACCTGATAAAGCAAACCAATGATGATTATCAAAGTCCCATATTACAAAAAGAGATGTAGGTGATCTTAAATATAGCTCTATTAAAGCCGTTAACTGATTATCCACCATTACATTATTGTTACTTAGTATAACAATGGAATTTTCAAATACGTTTGGTGCAGTTTGTATATTAAAGAACTGTATATCTGCACCTGGGGGTTTATATCTAACAGCATGGAAAATGTGGTCTGTTAGATAAATTTTGCCCGAGAAATTTTTCTTTAAATTTTCTTTAAGATGTCGGTTTCTTTGATTTTTTCCACGAACCATATTGTATAATATGTCATGTTGTGATAACGAACTTGTACCGGCAATAGTTTGCGCAATTTGATTTGCTAAATTATTGGCATCATTGACGAAAGATACAAAAGTATTACTGGGTGGAGGCATATTATAAAATACAGACATTACCGACCTCTACCGACTTTTTTCATTATTGCTTTATTGATTGGAAGTACATTCTTTGGTCTTGCAGACTTGACCATGGCCTGAAGTTCTGCTAAAGGTTTTGAATGTAATTTTGGTTTACCAGATTTGGTGGTATTTGGATCGCGTTCTTTATGACTAGCCATATCAACTCCTAAAATATAAAAATGATTATAACACCTATTGCTATAAGTGTCAAGTTAAAAGTATCCTATTCTTGATTAAATGGTTGGATCTGACCAAATTCTTGTATAGACTTTATATTATTTATTGGTATGTAG